TGGTATAATCTGTTATTGTTAATCTTAAATGCAGTAGCTTCTACATTAGTACCACTGTATGTCCAACCAAAACCACTTGGTAAACCACTCATAACAAGTTCATCAGACCAGCTAGGAATACCATTGAATCCACCGCCAAGCCATACAGTTCCAAGTTCTCTAAATCTATCATTAAAACTAATACTAATATTACTTAGTCCAGAGCCGCTCTGTACTCCATCAATGTGAATAGTCATGGAGTCAACTCCATCACCTTTACTTCTGATACTTAATACTATCTGCCTATTACCTGTAACTACATTCACACCTAAGCTGCTAGTAGTTCTTAATGTACCTAGTGCATCATAGCAACTAAATGTAACATTACCAAAGTTATCAACAGCGCCAGTAATACGGTTCTTAGTAAGTCCATACACACAATCAAAGAATGGTTTATTGATTTGAAACTGAGTACCAGTGAATATCCAAGTAGCTTCTTCTCCATCCCAAATGTTCTGCATTGAGTTACATAGTAGACTTGATAATACTGGATTAACTGCTTCATGAAACACAATAGCACCACTAAGTAACCCACTTGATTGTAACATCTGCTTATTAACAGGAAGTTCTGTAATAAAGCATAGTGCAACAGCAGTATTAGGAGACCATACAGGTGCAGCAGTACCGTTAGCAAATGAACCTAATGGATAAGTTCTATTAGTTTGGTCTGTCTTAGATACCCAATAGTTAGCTGCATCTACTGCACCAGAGGTTATAGCAAAGTGATACTGTGTATTAGCTGATAGTGTTACATTACTAAATGCAATCCTATACCAAGAACCTTCAGTAGAAGTAGTTACTGTGTCAGGAGTAGGAAGTCCACTACTAAACAATGGTGCGCCAGTAGGTGCTGTACCAGTACTTGCATACAAGTGTACACTAGCACCTGATGGTGCGCCTACTTTATATATCTTAACCCATATTACTAGTGTCTCATTAGATAAATCTCTTGATAACTGGAAGCCTTGTGCTATGGCTGCATTAGCTGCAAGTGCGCCACAGTTAGCAAATCCATTATCATCTATCTGTTGTGTATTACTAGTAAATCTGTACTCTACTCCAGTAGCTTGGTCAGTTAGCCAAAAAGGTGCAACAGCACCTCCCCATAAATCATTGATAAATGCAGGCAACCATCCACTAGATATAATATCCTTAAATCCTCTACCTAATGGTGAAGGAGTTAGTACATTCATTATACCTTCTTGTGTAATCTGTACTGGAGAAGATACAATACCAAGATATGTTTTAACAGCAGCTAAGTCTGCAAATGCTTGTCCTAGACCTCCTTTAGCAAGAGATACTATTGGTAGTTCGGTATTAGTAAGTGCGAAACCAATAGCTAGGGAAGCATATGTAACAGTACCATTGCCCGGAATATTCACTACTCCTGTGATACCTACATAGCCAATAGCAATAATGATATCACCAGCAGTAGCAGGAGTAGTGAGTGTAAAACTACTAGTAGATGTTTCATTAAAGTCTAGTCCTAATCTAAGAGCTAAACCATTCTTATATATTTGTAGTGATTCAGTACTAAGAGCATATGCAAATGCTGTTAGATTGAACACTGATTGCGCAGCAGTTGCTACAAAGTACTGGCGTTTTACAGTACCATCACTATTGACTAGCGGGGTACTACCAGGATTCCATACGGTTGCTTCATCTGACATATACTATTCTCCAGTTACTAATACATTTGAGTTCTTAACTATGGTGAACCATAATGCAGCATCAGACCTAAATTGTGCTGCTTGTTCATCAAATCCAATTCCCTTGAATACAGTAGCAGCTGCATCATATATAATAGCATAAGGAAACTCCCTAGCTATCCATGATTCATAAGACTCATCTACTAGTGTAGGATACACATAGCAACCTACTAAGAATCTTCTCTCTTTAGTAGATAGCTTAAGTTTAATAACTGTACCTGCACCATATGCTACATCAGGCTTTTCTACACTGTAGTCATCAAGGATACTTTCAGGAGTTACAATACTAAGAAAATTAGCGCCAATGTAGTTTCCACTACTGGAGTCTAGTACTACTTTTCTAATGTACTTAAGCGCACGCCAAGTAGGTATTAGTAACTTAGGTTCAAACTCTTGAAAATACTCTTCTGTGTTAAATTGTATTGAATGGTCTTTCAAATCTTTCTGCATATAGTCAGTAGTATGAACCTTCAAGGTAGCTGATTTAACAGCAAGTTTAGTCTCCCCTAATAAGTCTGGGCGCTTAGTAAGTGTAATAGTATCATCTATTAAAGACTGAAGTAGTGTATTAGCTGCCATGAAAGTTCATCCTATCTATATGTTTTATACTTGTGTACTTGCTTCATCTTCTGATAACTTAGTATCAGGAGTTGGTACTACTGTTGCTGATGGTACTTCTGTAGCCATTGCTTGTGTTCTAGCTCTAATAGCTTCTAATGTAGAAGATGATTTCTGCGCTGTTAATGCAGCTAACTCAGCTTTAACTTCAGGTGCAATACCAGTTGCAGCTTCTTCTACTTTATCTGTGTTATTAATAGAATTTGCAAAATTGCCTTGAACAGTATTACCACGGTCATTTGCAGGATTATTAGCTTCTGCCATTTCCGCAAGAATCTTAGCACGTACTTTTGCTTCAATGATAGCTGTAGGTGATAATGCATTTGGGTCAACTTCTGGCTCATTTTCATCAACATAGATTCCCATGTGTGGAGCATCTACTATCATTTTATCTAATTCTGCTATTACTTCTTTATTACCTGTGTGGAACTGATTACCTACAAAGGCACATACACCACCTTTAGCTAATACTACTTGAAAACTACTTTGAACTGCTTTATATAATTTATGCATTTGATGTTACTCCTAATATACAAGAGGGAAAAAAGAATAGGGTAGTAAAATAAGCTACTACCCTATTCAGGGGGAAGAACTACTAACTACTAACTGCTAACTGCTATTAACCTACTGCTGCTGCTGTCAAGCCTGTAATGATTGAGTTAGCTGGAGGATTCTTAATAACTGTAGTTAACTCAGTAGTTAATGTACCACCTACTGCATCAATACCGTTATCAGTAGCTTCATTGCTAGAACCATTAAAGTCTTTAGACTGTGTTTTACGGTCGCCTAAGTATGCTATTTTAAATGTACTTAAGTCAACTGCAATAGCCATAGAAGACCAATCAGTATTACTATTGAACAATGGATGCTCGATAAGACGGAACATACCACGAGCTGTTTTGAATGTAGCAAATTGTAGACCCCAATTAGTTTGTCCATCAACTAACTGATAAGTACCATTCAAACGACCAATGTTATTGATAACACGTTTAGCATTACCACCGCAGAATAATACACGCTCGTTAGCAACTTTAGGGTCAGTAGCTTGGTTAAACACTGGGTCTAAAAAACCCTCTAACTGTGTGTAGTTAGTAGTAGCTGCTGCTGTAAAGTTGTTAGGTGCTACATAGTAAGATGGGTAGTTAGCCAAGTTACCAACAATAGCGATAAGACCATTCATAGTACGGAATGGATTACCATTTCTAGTACCTTGTGAACGTTGACCGAAGAATAAGCCCTTCTCAATATCAGCAGCATGGAACGCTGCACAGTCTTGCTTGCTCTCTGCTACGTTAGTTTCGCCAGCAATTACCATTGTCTCACGCATAGTATCACTGACAGCCCAAGTATTACGGAAGATTTGGGTTAAGTTAGTAATACGTACTGGGTTAATATTAAGTGCGTTTGGTCTGATAGAAGATTCTTCAAATGCAGAACCAACTTGGTAAAGCTTAACATTGATTGCAATGTTAGCAGCAGCTACTGTACCAATGCCACGAGATACTGACACTGAAGTAGGAGAAATTACATTATTAATAATGATATTCTCACCAGTAGTATTGACACGCATAATCATACCTGGAAGTACGTTACTTGTAGACACAACTGGTAATACTGTATCAGCAGCTACTACTGCGGCACTTAATTGCAATTCAGGGAATAGCATTGTTTTAGAGAAGTAACCATGCTCTGTTTGTACTGCACGTTCGTCTCCTAACATTGAAGTCATACCAAACAATGGTGCAGCACCATTTGGCATAAGACGTGTAATCATACCAGCAAACGACTTCTTCGCTAAATCGATAGGTAGATTATTAGTCTGTAAAATACCTGTACTCATAATAAATTCCTTTTCTTTATTTAATTAAATTAATGGTTCTAACTTGATGTTAGAGGATTCGCATTTGCATAGTTGTATCTGATGTTTTGATAAACTGTACTAATCCAAAGCTAGATGCTGGAATAGAAGTTTTACCACCAGCTACGAATGTAACACCTGCGCCACCTGCTAATGTAAGTGCAAAGGCTGTACTTACTGATACTACTAGTAAGAAGCTATCACCATTATCCATACCAGCATTAGCTGCTAAGATATTAAGTGCTGTATCTGTAGTATCAGTACGACCAGCAGTCATACCATTACGTACATATAAACCACCACCAATTGCATTTGCAGTAATTGTTTGGTTAGAATCTGAGGCTTGGATAGTAGTACCAAGAATAGCAGAGATACCATCTCCTACTATCTGCTTCTGTACAATACCATCTGAGCCACGCATAACTTGCGCTCTGTTAAACATATGTTTCTCCTAATTTGGTTAAAAATAAAACTAGTTACTAATTAATACCAAATTCCTTACTCCAATCAATCTCTTTGCTAGCTGCTTCCTGCTTAGTTTTAGCAGCAGTTGCATCAGCACCTGAGATAGCAGAGAAAGTCTTAGTGAAGTAATCCTTCGCCATTTCCTTAAGTTCTGCTGTAGTTGCATTAGGGAATTTAGTTTGCATTTGAGTTTCAATCATAGCTACAATAGGTGCAGCTGATGGATGGGAGTAAGCAGGGTTATCTTCTCGCAAGGAGTTAGAGAACGACTGTTGTTTGATTCTTTCTGGGAGTGAAGCTAAGATTTTTTCTTCTAATCTAGAAGTTGCTTGTTCCACTATCTTAGCTGTTGCTACTGCTGATTGAGCATAAACTGCTTGTGATGTTGCATTCAATGCTCTACCAAGAGCTTCTACTGCACCTTCACCGCCTTGTTGTATTAGTTTAACATCTTCTGGTTTAACAATTTTAGCAAAGTTCACCTTACTAGCTTGCTCTAGTATCTTCTGAGGATTGATTTCCCCTAGTAAACTAGTGTTAGTATCGGCTTGCTTATTAGGGTCAGTTTCCCACAAGTCCTTAAATGTATCAAGTGGCGATTCTGAACCTGTAGGGTTATTAGAATCTGCTGGTGCAGAATTATCTGCTGGCGGTTGAATATTAGTAGCAGGTGCTACTACTGGTGCTGGTGCAGGCGCTGGTGCTGGTGTGCCTTTGAATGATTCCATTAAGTCTGATAATGCCATGATAGTATTTCCTTTGAATATAAGTTGTGAGTTAAGTGTTTTGTGCTGCTCTTGCTGTGTTACCTAATTCGATAAGATACTGTAATACTAGCATCTTACCTGTTAGTTCTGCTTCTCGTTGTGCATATGATACTGGATTAAGTGGGTCGTATGTCGCTGTTATTTTCTCCTCTGCTGCAATAGCTAATTCGGTTTGTAAAAATTGAAGTTGTAAGTCTGTAAATGATGTAGCCTGAATAGTTTCATCAGGTGTAAATTCATACTTAGTATATAGTGATGTTAATAGTTTAGACATTTAATTAATTCCTTTCTTTTAATTTATGTAGTCTAGTTTTAATAGATTTTTCACTTCTCTTAAATGCTTTAGATAAAGCATAGATACTATGACCTTCTTTTTCATACTTAAGTAGTTCAGCATCTTCTTCAGTAGTCCATACTCTATAAGCTAATGTATTACCTCTGGATATAGCTTTATCTCTTTGATGCTTAGCACCTACAAATGGGCTCATAGCTGTATCCTTACGCGCGGTTATTAGTAATGTTATTAGTTATATTATTTACATTCTGAGTAGTTCTAGCTGGTGTAGCAGCACTATTATTACCTGCTGGTGTATAGCCGAACTGTTCAGGAGTAGGTTGTGGTGGAAGTTGTTCCTGTGTAACTTGTCCTGATTCTAAGCCTTTAGCAAATGCTGCTACTGCTTGTTGCCATGCTAGTACTGCTTCTTCATAAGCTATCTGCTCAGGAGTCTTTTCAAAAGGAGTTAAGTCTGCACCTCTTTGTTTCATTAGATAGCTGAATAATGGTGCTATATTGTAACCACTAGCAAGCTGTGGACTAGAACCAAGAGTTTGCAAGGAGATAGTAAATGCTTCTGCATCCATTACTTTATCAGTAGGAACTAAACCATCAGATAGTTTGAACTCCATTACTGCATCTCTCATACGTTGTGGGTCTACTTGTACTGCTTGGTTCTTACTCTTAGAGAATAACTTCTCAGCACCTTGATACTGTAGTATGTTAGTTTTAATTATCTCCTTAAGTGGAGTAAATGCCTGTGCTTCATACAGTATTGCTGTTTGTTGGTCTCTACCATTAGCATTGTTCATAACAGTTTGAAACTCTGATTGGGTTTTATTACCTTTAACAAACTGCCCTTGTTTAGCCTTATTCTGACCATTAACTTCATTACCAATAGCTAGTAGTTGTTGGATTTCTCCTAGTACTAAGCCAGCTTGTTCATCTCTGAATGGGAATGGATATACTGCTTCTCCTACTGGCTTACCATAAGCAGTTGGTCGTACTGGTATCTTAGCACTAGGATTAGGACTATTAATCTGTGCTTCACTAATTCTAGATGGGTCATAGATAACTCTGTCACTGATAGCGCGCCTGCGGGAAGCTATTACTGAGTTCATAAGAGCACTAGTTACTTGCTGGAATGGAATAGAGTTCTCAGCTAATGTCTTAGTTTGTTCTTGTAAGCCATCTTCGTTAGGTACACCACATACTATAGGTATGTAGTTATGTGCATTAGTTTGTTTCTCTGCATATATTAGTACAGATAGATTTACTAGTATCAGCTTCATAATCTGCGGAGTATTACGCTCTGGTAGATTTAGATTAAAGTCCGCTGGGATAACTCTAGCATAGATAGTAGTAACTAAGTAGTTATCACTGTAGTTAATTTCTTGCTTACCTCCAGCAATTTTAGCCCAAGACATCCAATTGAAGTCACCATCTTTAAGTTCTGCTGATACTTGCGGATTAATATCAGGCATATAGTAGTAAGATGTATCAATGCCTAGTACACTAGCACCCTTAGAAGAGGATTCAAATGCTTCAGTCATGTTCATACGGTACTTAAGATTAGCTACAAATTGCTTAAGTTTAATTCTACTCATAAGTTCATGCTTACCAGCATAGTCTCCATCAATGTAGATTTGTGATGGCGCTACTTTGGTGTCATAGAAGAAGTTGTATGGATTAATACGAGTAAGCTTATTACCACTCCACAGTACATTCTTAGGTTTAGCTTGTATACCTTGTGCTAGATTAGTCTCTAGTGCTACAGTAGACATAGTATCCCATGAACATTCTATAGCACTAATGTTGTATTTAAAACCATCACGAAAGAACATAAGAAGATTACGTACCCAGTCGCCACGAATCTGCTCAGTTTCAATGATTGATTCTAACATGAGAGCTGCATCTATAAATTCAGGGTCAGCTGCTACTCCAAACATAGGCACACCTGTTAAGAATACTGATGCTTGATAAGTAACTGCGGATTCTACTTGTGGCATTACTACTGGAATAGTGATGTTCTGAAGGCGATTAGAATCACCATACTTATTAGCTAGTTGCGCTCTCTTATGTTCTTTAGTCTGGTCTTGCTCACGAATATAAGCTAAGTCAATATCTAAGAACCTTTGGCGTTGGTTGTTAATATTAGCTTGTGCAATAACAGTAGAGAAGTTAACTAGTGCTTCTTGTGATTTGATAGATGGTATAAATGGAATATCAGGTGTTGCCATGATGTATTGTTCCTTTAGAATGGTGAGTTATGTAATATAAGTTCTCTAGATTCTTCTACTATCTGTAGGTATGAATCAAACTGAATAAATTCAGCATATAGTTCTAGTACTCTTGCAGCATAGGTAAGTAAGTCTAATATGTTATCAGTATTATCTCGTTTGAGATGGTTATACTGAGATATTTCTAAGTGTACTTGTGATACTAACTTAGGGTCTATAAAGAACTCGCCAGCTATGTATGCTTTAAACATAGTAAGTATTCTAGTAGGCTTACTAAGTCCACCAGAATACACTTCTACAAAGTTAATTCCTTGTATTCCTAGTTGTTCAGAGAAGTGCTTAAACCAGTATAGAAGGGAGTACTGATAAGCGTTAGATTCTACAGCTACTAAGCGACAGTTATACTTAAGTGCCATAGTAAGTGCTACTCTAATAGTATCTCCTGGACTTAGTCTTGCATTCTCTAGGTCTTTAAGTACAGGAAGTGTATCTATTACTTCGAAGTATCCTATAGCCACACTATCAGAATTAGACTTATCATTAGAAGGGTCAATGATTATATAATTGCCTAGTATTACTTCATCTGCTGTATATGGGTATGGTGGCAGTTTAGATAAATCAATTCGCTTATTTACACTAGCGTTTTCATCATTAAGCACTTCACTATAGAATATCTCTGGATGTCCAGATGCTAAGTCATTCTCAAATTCCTGAAGTAGTTGTGTAAGAGGTTGTAGTTCTTCCCATAGTGATTCACCCTTACTAGTAATTCCTCCTACAATAAACTTAGTCCACTTAGGATTTAGTTTGAGCTTACGTAATATAGAGTTTTTTGTAGGATACATATTACCTACAAATATGAACATACAGCCATGAGGAGACTTAGCTTTCATAGCAGTACCATACATCCACTGTTCAAGAGCATTAGATTGTACTTCTGAATCAGCGCACTCCCTAGTTTGTATATCCTCGAATATCATTACATCTGGACGTTCATTCTTAATATTAAGTCCACGTAAGGAAGTACCAGCACCTAGTCCTGCAAGAGTAATATCTTTACCTCTGAAGCCGAACTTCTTTAAGTCTTTTCTATCAGTTTCTAGTCCTACTCTCCAGTCTCCAAATACTTTCTTTACATTAGGTTCATCTAACATATCAGCTATGTCACTAATGATGTTTTCAGCTAGAGTACTAGTACTAGAAACTACAAGTATGAACTTCTTTCTACTAAATAGGATACAGAATACTACGAATAGTTTAATAACTGTGGTTTTACCGAAGCCGCGAGGAAGTCCTATTGCAAGCTGTGGAAATATCCTAGATATATTAACAAAGGATACAAGCCAGTTCCAAATAGCTACGAATACTGGTGGTAGCATGTATTTAAATATAGCTGGCATTACTAAGCCTGCTAGAAAGTCAGGAGATTCCTTAGCTGCATTAATTACTTCATCACTAGTAAAGGTAAAATCATCTACAGTACTAGGCTCATCTTCTACAGGAGTAAGTTTAGCTGCTGCTTCATCTAGTTCATGTTTAGTAAATCCTAAATCTGCATCTGCTCTAGAGTCATATCTAGCCATAGTAAGACTTATTAGATAGTTTAGTTAGTAGAGCTATGCTCGTAGTTAAAGAGTTAGGAGAAGTAGTAGAGTCAGGAGTAGAAGATAACTGTGCCTGAATCATAATCAAGCGTTCCCATGCTGCATCCTTATTACGCTGATGTAGCACTTGGTGTTGCTGATGTAAGTTCTGGTGTTGCTGCTTTGTAGTCATCTGTTCTTCCTATCTTAGATAGTAGTGACTTAGAATCAATAGTTACTAATTCCTGTCCTTCTACTTCCACTACTTGGTTATTTATATTAGTAGTAAATTTCTGTACTAGTTGTATTGGCATTGTAAGTTGTACTAATGCTTGTTTATTTACAATAGAATCAGGTGAAGCTGCACCTCTGCGTTTCGCTGCATTTACTACCTGAATTGCTCGCAATACTTCCATTGGTCTCATCATAAGTGGACGAAGACTTTCTAACTGTTCTAATAGCTTATCTTCTATTGAGTTATACTTATCATCGCGCTCATTATGTTTACTAAGCTTCTCATATTTAAGAGTAACTAGCTGAGTAGTAAATTCTTCATCTGCTATAAGTGTACTAATATAACTAGGAGTAACACCTAGTGCAGCTGCAACAGATTCTGCATTTACTCCATTTCCTAGTAGCTCAAGTGCGCGCCCAGCTGTACCAGTAAAAACCTTATCCATTTGCCTGTATTCCTTTAGTTCTATATTCCATATTACTAGTATTATAAAGAATAGGAGAGTACTAGGTATAGTGCCGATAGCAGCTATAGTACCAGTACTATCTTAGTTATATGCAGTAGTAACTAGGTATCTAGTATATAGCAGTACTAGCTAGCTAAGTACTATAATGTGGTACTACTGAAAAAGTTTATAAAAAATAGATAGGTGCTTAAGGAAGGAAGGAATCACAAAACTCAAAAAAGGCTACCACCCTCCTCAAGTTAGTAAGTACGCTAGCGCATAAGTATTGTTAGTAAGTACTCACATACTATATAAGAGTAAGGTAGCATGCTATTAGTGTTAGCATAGTAGTGCTATGGTGCTATAGTATGGTGCTATAGTATGGTGCTATAGTTGCGGGTGATGTACAGTAGCAGTGTAGTACTGTAGTACTCTATTATAGTGCTACTCTATTATGTTTTAGAGGTAGTATGGTGTAATGTTGTTGTATCTTAGCAACCACACCAAATAATTGACACTAGATATAATTAAAAAGTGCTATTATTTAGATATAATGTAAAAAAGTGCTTGACATAAGTAGGAATTAAGAGGAGAATTCTAAGTGTAGTAAGTAGGGTTTATTTCATCAATCAAAAGGAGTCTATAATATGATACAAGCAATACATAATTTACATGGTGATAGCCAAGCTATGAATGAATCAAGTACATATGGCTATGAAGTAGAAAGCATAAACACTGCGCCATATACAGATGAGTTTTTAGCTATGCTATTCCATGAGCAGGATTTCAGCGCGAATGATATATACAGTATAATAGTAAGAGATTATAATAATACAATAGGATAATGAAAGAGAGCATAAAATGATAGACTTAAATAAAACCGTTGCAAGTAACTCAAAAGGCAATGAATACACAATACAAAATCTACTAGACATAGGCATTAAAAATTGTTTAGTTCAGATTAATAATTACTTATATCTATATAATGCGGATTCGGGTAATTGGCTATTTACAAGCGATATAAACAAAGCAACTAATTTTAATGCAGCTAGTTTAGAGTGTGTTATGAATAAAATACTATTAGCATTGCAAGATAATGACTATAATATAGAAATTAATAGCATAGTTATACTCCCTAAAAATATGATACAATAGGATAATGCAACGTATTAAGCATTAGGAATATATAGTGCTTAATGCGGTGCAATCTCGCACCATTATGCAATTTAACTTTATAGGAATCTATTATCATGAATACAACAGAATCAAAAGACTTAAACACATTACTAGCTATTGAGACATATAACGGTAAGTTAGTGATACCTAGCGATAAAGCGGCAAGCATTGTGCATTTTAAAATGGTTAAAGAAACCACAAAAGAAAATCCAATGAATGCACCCGTAGGAACAAAGCCTCCCAGTAAGTACGTATTAGCACCTAAGATTTTAAACGATGATATTACCACTAATATTGATAAGCTCTCTACTCATATTATTGATATGCTACAAGATACACGAGAAGCAATATTAAAAGAAAGCATTATTAGTGGTGCTACTAGTATGCTAACAAGTGAACTAGATATTACAGCACTAATTAAGTACTTAGATGATAACGCTTCTACTAGTGATAGCGCAGGTAAGGTATCTAAGGAATTAATAGGTGAATGGTTCAGCACTTATTTAGAAGAACCTCTTACAATTGCTATCGCTAAGAAGCTTGGAATTAATGATGCTACTAGTGAGGATAGTATTCTATTTAAGCAATTAGGTGATATGGTAGAGAACTATAAGAGCTTCTTTGGTAAAATGGCAGGAATTAAAATCAGCCTCACTGATGATAATATTAAGAGCTTAGAAGTAGCATTGAAAATTGCAGGACTCACTAGCACGAAAGCTGATAATGACCGTATAACTACCTTTGTGTTTAATAAGATAGCAGTAATTAAGGATAAACCGAAAGCGGACTTACTAGCATTAGACCTCTAGACCTCTAGACCTCTGGTAGTATTAAGAGCCAGTCTTTATAGGCTGGTTTTTTTATACCTGCTAATAGTAAGGTATAGGCTAAATGCTTTTAACGCGTTATAGCCTCACTATGTAAGTTTAGTATTGGTTAAGAGTAGTTAATAAATAGTATTTTAATGAATCGTACAGTGAAGCTCTTGAGTCAAAAGAGTCATTCGAGTCAAAGAGTCACCCGCCCGCCCTCTCGCTATATCCCGCCCTAAATCCCGACTAAGCTATAACTATCTATCTACTAACTACTACTAGTTACCTATCTACCATCTATCTAATACCTGCAAAGCTCTTACTTATATATACCCTTCTAAAATAATAAAAGAAAAATAATAAATCTATTAAAAATATTTTATCAGTACTAATAAACATACGCATAGAAGTAGTAATATAGTACAATACTCTTGAATACTAGTACACTAGCTTAAGTACTCTTGAGTACGAGTAGAGATAGTAATAGGTATTGATTAGTAGATAGTAGTAAGTAGTTAATAAGTAAAATATGGGGCATATAGCCATAGGGGGGAGTACTGCCTCTACGCCTCTTTTGACTCGCATGCCTCGCATGCCTCAAGATACGATTCAAAAATAGCCCTTTACATATCCCCCATTTTATGAGACAATACCCTATAGCCCACTTGACTTTATGCAAATAAGAATCATTCTCATTTAGGCTATATAGTAATACTATCTCATAACTTATATAAGGAATCTATTATCATGAAAGATTATAAAAGTAATAAATACAATACTACTAGAATTGAGCGCATACTATCTGCTATTCATAAGTACTATATAGCGCACATATCTTATAGTACTAGAAGTAAGATAAGTGCTACTAGTTTCTATCTAGTACTACTGCTATGTGCAGTTGCTAGTATCGCTTGGTTAGTAGTACTACCAATAGGCGCAATAATAGCACTAGCACAACTGGTACTTTAATAACTTGAATCTAATAAGGAATCTAATACTATGAAAATACTATGCGCTATTAGTGGCATTCAATTCCAATGCGACCACTTCCCAGCGGAACTAGCAAGCCGTGAAACTACACATCCTATCTTTCACCTTAAACAAAAGAAACTACTAAGCTACATAACTAAGCACCACGCAGGAGAACTTACTAGTACTGACAGTTACCTACTATTTCTATCTCTACTTAACAGTACAGAACTAGTAGACTGGTCTGTTCCAGTAGTACGGACTGATAGAACTAACTCACTAGTAGCTCTTAATATGGATAAGCTAGTTTCTCTAGTATCTCAAATCAATCTAATAAAAACACCAGCACTAGCACTACCTAGCTTTATAGTATCTAGTGAAACTAAGAGCTTAGATAATGTACACTACTGGCTAGAAAGTTGGAGTGATGCA